GCCAACCTCGCCCGTCGCAGAAACGCCCGTTACAGGTACGACCGCAGACGCCTCAACCGTGACAGAGCCAACCTCGCCCGTCGCAGAAACGCCCGTTACGGAAACGGATACCCCCGTTCCCTCGACAACGGTAACCGTGCCGACTCCGCCCGTGGCAAAGGCGACAGCGACGCTGCCCTCGCCCCACGCCAGTTCACCGAACCCCGCGCGGCCCCAGCCGGTGAAGGGGACGGTGATATCTGTCATGGCTTACGCTATCCGGATGATCGCGTTCGTAGCGTCCGCAGTCGGGAACACGATCTGAAAGTCGCCCGAGGTCGAGGTCTTGTCCGAACCAAAGTCCAGAACAACAACCGAAGGATCTCCAGCGGCGGTGTCGTTATAGATCAGTGCGCCACGAGCAGTGATCGTCGCCGACGTAAACGTCAGATCGCTGAAGTCCGTGAACGCCGTGGTGCCGCTCGTCGTGGGCGTGACGTTTGTCAGTGTGCCGCCACCAGCAACATACGACCCAGAAGCACCAACCTCGTTGGACGCGGTGTACGCGGTGGTTGCCGCCGTAAACGAAGCAGAGTTAGTATAAAGCGCAAGCTTGAAGCTGTCGCCAGTCGAAGCAGTGAAGTTGTGGACGCCTTGCAGAATCTCCTGCTTGAAGGACGTGCACATGTAGTTGCCGGTGAACGCCATGTCAAAGTCTCCTTACCAGATTAGCAAGCCCCGGATGACCTGCATCGTTCAACGCATTATACACAGTTGTCCGGTCACTGTGAACCGCTTGCTTCAGATAGAGCAGGACCACCTGCTCAACACGCTGCTTGAATGCCTGCGCTTGATCTCGAATCGGCGCAGGAGCATCCGCCGAAACCGAAACGATCTTGTCCGCACATTTGGCAGCCAACTCCTCAGGCGTGAACCCACGCCCTGAAGTCGTGTTGACCGTCACAAGCTGCGCATAGCGCGGCACTTCCATCGATGCTCCCAGCATTACTGTTTAGCCCTCATGACCATCCCGGTTCGGTATTCGTCCGTCGTCTCCTTGGCTTCGCCCAGCTGCTTCAAGCCGAGGAGGCTCTCCTGAAAACGGGACATGTAGTACTGCATCATGTCCTGCTCGCCCTTCATGAAGGTGTAAGCCTCCACAAGCGAGCCGTACAGCATCGTCAGCTCCGCATTCTCACTCAGCCATGTGGTGCCGCTGTCCGGCAGCGTTGTAAGACTCTGCGGTCTGTACAGATAGTGCAGCTCTAGCGGGTAGCTGCTCGCGGGGGTAGGAGCAAGGATGAAGTTGTCCACGTCGAACTGCGCGTAGTAGCGTGGCTGCCCCGTCGTCGAAGGACTGGGGGTATACGTCTGAACAAACGTAACGTCCTTGAACTCAACGAACACCTTCTGAGAGTTGACGGTGTAGGTCAGCGAAAAAGGAGCCAGAAAATCCGACGGGCACGCGATGTACGGAATCGAGGTAGTGGTGCTGGCCGTCACGTTCTTACGAAACAGGCTCAGTTGCACGAGCTTCAGGATCCGCTCCTCCGCCATCCGAATGAACAGCGGAAGGTTGGCCACAAAAGTGGCTTCGGTGTTCTGCGTGTAGTCCTGAATCGCCTGCTTCAGCTGGCCGTAGGTAAAACTCATGTCGTCACCACCGTAACCTGACCCACCGCCGTTTGAATGACCAGCCGGTTGGGCGGGTCAATGCCATCTCCCGGAGCCCCTCCGACAGGGTTCCAACCGTACTGGTCGCTCGGGCTATACGATGTTGTCGTCACCGTTACCGCCCCAACCTGACCCGTTGCAACTAGCCGGTTAGGGGGATTGATGCCGTTGGCTGGCGGACCTCCGACCGGGTTCCAGCTCCACTGCACGTTGCGCTGGTCCACCAGATCGGTCTCCGGGCGCGGGTTCCGCAGCGCCTGCGGATCCGGGCCAACCTTCGGCGGGAACAGCTGCGGGTGCTTGGGGTCGTACTCGTCCGGCCCGACGAGGGCGCCGGTCCACTCCCGCTTCATGTCCCGAAGCCGGTACCGGAAACCGGACCGGTCAGATAGACCCCACGCCCATTTGCCGCTCGCAAACGTCATCGCATCCTCAGAGACCGCACAGACGGAACCAGCTTCAACGGCACGCGGTCACGGTCCTCTTCCGCCGCGCGCTGGAACTCTTCCTCATACACCGCCTTGAGCAGTTGCACACGGTCCGGTGCCTTCTTCATGGCGATGTAGTACGACAACCCAGCCACCATGCAAGGATAGAACCGAAACGGCATGTCGGTCGTGTTCACCATCGTGTCGGCGTCCTGCAGCCGACGCACGTAGTAGAACACCAGAATGTCCGTCGAGTTTTCCGGCGGCTGCCACAGCGTTATGATCGGATCGATCTGCCGGTTGAAGTAGAACTGGCTGGGCCTGCCCTGCGCCGTCTTGTTCGGGAACGTCAGATACTCGCCACGACTGATCCGTTCGACCTCGTAGTCCGTACCATCCCTACGCAGCACCATCTCGAGGATGTCGGCCACGTCCGGTGCCAACGTGTAGGTGGAGACCCCCTGCGTCAGCGCCTGCGTCGTCTGCGTCACAGTCCACAGGTTCAGTCCACGGTTCGCCCACTCGGCGAACATCAGGTTCAGAGACCGTCGAGCTGTGCGCGCATCATAACCCGTGCGGACCTCTAGCCCGCACCGCTCATACGCCTCCTCGATGATCTCGCCGACATCGAGGTTGAAGTCTCTTGAACCGGATGTGGTCATTTCTTCTTCGCCGTTTTGGCCGACTCGCGGAACGCCTTGTCAGTCGGCGCGCCCTTCGAGCCGGGCTTGCGCATCTTCTCGCCCGAGCCCTTTTCGATCCGCTTCCGCTTGGCGTTGATGTTGGCGTAGAGCCCCGGCTTACTTGCCACGGCTGCCACCCATCGACTTTCCCATCGCCATCTGCTTGCGCGGGCTGCACATCGACTGATCGACCATGCCGCCCTTCGCATAGCCGACCATGCCGCCGCCCATGTAGCCCTTCTTCGGCTTGACCATGCCGCCCTTCTTCATGCCCTTCGTTCCGCAACCAGCCATCGGAGCCTCCATTACCTGCTTGGCCATACTACCACGGTTCATGCTCACTTGAACACCACTTCCATGAACAGGGTAATGAGCCCTGTCTGAGCAGCAACAACAACCGCCGCTGCCCCCACTATGGCCCACTTGACTTGAAAGACCAGCTTTTTGATCTCCTTCACGTCACCGTCCAACTCGTCAACCTTCTTGACGAGGTAGTCCTGATGCGTGGCGTACTCCGAAAATTGTACACGCATTTCGTCAAAGTCCTTCGGTATAGGTCTGCCGGTCATGTCAGCACTTCCACTTTCTCAGGGCCTTGTTGATCCGGCTATCAGGATCATTCGCCGTTTTTGAACTTGTCAGCTTCTTCTTCATCCCAGACATGCGGGCACAGAAGCTGCGTTTCCTCGGGCCACCCTCGGGCTGCGGCGGCTTCAGGTTCATCCCCTGAGCTTTCGCCGAGCGACGGCCCTTTTCATTCAGGCCTCCCTCGGGATTCTTCCCCTCTTTCCGCTGCCAAGCCGGTGACTTTGCCATCAGAGCGGCCCTCCGTTCTTAATCAAAACCAAGATAAACATGGAAGATGCTTCGTTATTTTGAGAACTGCTTTGAGCAGTTGCTTCAACCGTCACTTTTTCCGGGATGGGAACAGGATACTCAAAGGTGTAGTCCGCAACTCCGTTGTTGACGGTGGTGATCGCGACCGCGCGGCGGATGTTGTCCGAACCTATCCTGAGCAGGCGACCAACAACTTGCGCAGAGCCGCCTGCCTGACCCGCCGAGAAAAGCCCCTGCACAAGGTGGCCCGTATACCCAGCGGGTATGGTGTAGCTGCCAGTGATGCGCCGGTTGTAGTCGAACTTGATGAGGTCGTAGACCGTCGCTGGAACGCCTGCCGTTACCGTGCCGGTTCCAAAGTAAATGTCACCAGCAGCAGAGTTCCCAGAACCAGCGGTCGCAACATACGCATCATTTATGTGAAGGAAAGATTGCGTCGTCAGAACCTCTGTCTGACCATTCAGAGTAACCATCTCCGAGATTTCTCTGTGGTTTGCATCAAGCCCCTCCACATAAACGGTTCTTGCTCCGGTGCCCGCAGCAGTATCGTTCGCATTGG